TAATTGCTTTAAGGACACTTTATTTTCATAAGAAGAATTATGTTCTTCCATAATATGCTCTAAAGCTTCTATTACTTTTATAGAAAAATTCACAGCATCTTCATCTTGAAGAGTTTGTAGTGTCTGTCTCCAGTTGGAATTTTTTCTAAAATCCCCTTCTGACGACTCCAATTCATAGTCAATGCCGTTCATTTGTATTAAATGATACACTAAAATAATAATTATTATAAAAAAAATCAACTATTTTTATAAAAAAATAACCGTACCCCTTAAAGGATACGGTCTGATGTATAAGATATCTTTTAAATTATCTTATTTTTTCTTTGACTCAGCGACTTTTACATCTGCTTTAACAAAGGGAACAGTGACTGATGCACCTTTAGTGCTTGCAGAAGCACCAAGATAAGAGTCATCATTGGCGTGTGGACCCACGGTTAATGTGCTAGTACAACCCATACCCAAAAAGGCTGCTGTTGCACCCATAAACATTACTTTAATAATATTATTTTTCATAACTTAATGCCCTTAACTTAAGGGAATACTTATAATAAACTTATTTTTTAGAAATGAGAAGCAAAAAATTACTTTTCTTGATAAGTTTTTTCAAATTCTTTTCTTAAAGAACTGAGAATCTGTAAAGCGTAAGTGGCTACCTTTTTGTCATGGTGAGAACCTTTTAGGAGGCCTTTGTAATATAACTCTTTTCTTTTGAGAATATTATCTATATCATAAAAGGAAAAAGTTTTCATTCTTTAGTAAATACACAAAAAAAAAGAGAAACCCGTAGGTTTCTCTCTGTTTAGTTTAGAGTTGTAACCAATTAGTCTTCAGTAGGAAGGCCTCCTGCATACCAACCCTCGGGTAGCTTTACTTTATTCTTAGAGAGAATCCACTCTCCATTTTTTAAGATGTAAACTTTTCCAGCAGGAAATTCTGGGCCAATTCTAACTAAGTTAGATTGAGTATCAACAAACACAACGCGAGTTGAGCCACAGCCCATTAACAATAAGCTAATTAGAATCAGAATTGCTATCTTTTTCATTTTTTGACTTTCGTTCTTGTTCCTGTATGCGTTTACGCCATTTATCTTTTAGGCTTTTAGGCGTGGCGTCAGCGTCACTCGCTTTGGTATCTTCGCGAGCTAGACCAGTTAACCACTCTAATACAACCTTGAGTAAAGAGCCCCACATGGAGGTTTATTCTTTCTTTTTAGCTAAACCTCTGGAAACGGTATATCCAAGAGCACTAAGTGCAGAACATACAAATCCAAAAGTTTTATCAGCACCTGAATCACCTGCGGGATCGACTACCCCCGCACCCCAAGCTAGAGATGCGACTGCGACTACTACAGTGATCCAGAATTCAGTACTTTTCCAACCAGGTTTTACTTCGTTATTTTTATTAGCTGCCATAACATTTATGTATACACGATTTATTGAGGTAAGTCACCTAATTTTTTAAGTTGACTTATTTTCTCTTGGGGTCTACCTAAACCACCAATTGAAGAGAAAACGTTTAATGCGGGTTGATCTCCGCTATAAATTCCACGATGAACCACGCTGTTTGGTTGCATCATACGAGAAAGTTGATCAAATGCTTCGTCAAGATAGCTTTGGGGAATACTATTAAGTTGCTCTGTGCCACCTATAATGATAGCAGCAGCTGAATTACCTGTACTTAAATCAATGCCTCCTGATAAAAGATTATTTCTAAGATTTTCCCTGACAGCTCGCGCAATGCTTACTGAATCTTTCCATTCCGTTACGGGAGAAGCTCCAAATACTATTAATCCTGAATCTAGCACTTGCTTATAATCATTAGAATCGAAAGACGAATAAGTACTATCTTTAGCCGCTGTATGATTAAATAAGTGAAAAAGGCCAGCCATACTTTTATTGGCGACATTCCAAAATTCAGAAACCACTAAATTAGGATAAAGCTCTCCTATTTTTTCGTTATCAATCAAAATTAAAGGTGATACTATCCCTTGTTCTACCAAATCATAAACTTGATTTAAAGTATTGGCCGCGTTGGCATTTACTCTTTTTCCTTCAGAAGCTTTAGGTAAAGCTAAAATAACTCCCACTTTTTTAGAAGAACTAGATTTAGCTTGAACTTCCATTGCTGATCTGACAGCAGGAACAACAGAACCTGCACCCGTTCCACCCCCTGCTCCAGCACATACAAAAATTTTATCAATATTATCACCAAAAGACCTTTTCATAAAATCAGAAATATCTTCGCTTTTTTCCTGATATGCTTTGGTTGCTACATCGGGAGCTTTTCCCGCTCCTCCTTCTCCAAAGCAAAGCTTATTTTCTAAATTTATAGAATTTAAATCTTGTTGAGCGGTGTTAATTACCGCTGCTCTTCTATAGCCTATTTTATAGAAATTTTCCGCTATTCTAGAACCCCCTTGACCTGCACCTAAAAAAGCAAAATTAAAAGCAACATCTACCTCGTCTTTAATTACCTTTTTGGTCTCATCTTTTTGAGTTGGAGGAATCATTATGTCTGGCATTATAATGTCCGTAGGGACCTCTCCATACCCCACAGATTTAATGTGATTTTCTTCCATATTTTGTGATTCGTTGTCGCTCATATTATTCTTTTTCAGTTCTTAAACTAGAGGCTAAGATACTAGCTAAATAAAAATCTAATTGATGTTTACTTGCAATTTCTTTAACTAGTTCTACTTTTTTTAAATTATGATCAATTGGCTTTTTGCAATATTTTTTAATATTTTTTTCCCACTGAGAGGGATTTTCATTAGCTATTATAGTTTCAGAAATTTTAATAGCAACCTCTTTTTGTCCTTTATTTAATCTTTTTACATTGTGTAATTTCCTAAGTTCAGAAGCTACCATAGTCTCTAACTTTTGAGATAATATCATATTATCTTTTATTTTATCTAAGCTATAAGCTTCCGATGCTTGCCCTTGTCCTACGGGAGAAATTTTTCTGTTCTGTTGGGGTATTCCTGATGTACCTTCAGGTCTTCCCGCTTGTTTAGGTAAAGATTTATTATTTTTTGTTTCTTCTGATTTTGCAGCTTTAGCCAATGGGCTTCCACCAACTAAGGGAGTATAGAGACCCTCTTCCCTTTGCTTCATGTATTCTCTTTGATTTTCTAAAGAAGACTCTTTATCAGGTAATCTACCTGTGTCAATAGCTGTCAATGCTTCTTCTGGGGTTAAAACGCCCAATTCTAAAAGACGAGAATAAACTCTATCTTTTAGTACGCTATCCTGAAGAGACATTTCATCAAAATAAGGAATGGGATAATTTTTAAATCCTAAATTTTTAGAGATTCGTTTAATTTCAGGTATTAAGAAATTATTTAAAAACGCTTGTCTTCCCTGTTCAAGTCGAGATACAAAAACCTTTACCTTGCTTTCTTGATTTGAGAATTTTTCTCCTCCTACTAATATATTGTTTAGACCATTATTGATGTCTCGATCAAAAATCTCATATTTTTGAGGATTCATTAGCTCTGCAATTTTAGGAACTACGAATTCAGCTTTTGTAGTATAGTCAGCAATTAGAACTCTTCCCACAGATTCATTCTGAAAAAGTTCTTGCATAGCTTGTAAGTTGCGTTGATTGATGCCGCCTTTCTCGGGGTCCGTTCCCATAGTAACAAGAAGTATTGCTTGTTGCATACATCTTCCAATGGCCATATCCATTTTTTTAAGCTCGTCTTTAAAGCTTATATCTGCTAAAACGGGATATCCCATAGGTACAGCAAAAGGCTCATAATCTTGCTTCTTATAAAAAACGGCTACTATTTTATCTATATCCAATGGTATCTGTACAGCCGCACTTCTTGTTGTATCGATTTGTTTTTGAATATTCTTGGGGAGAGAATCAAATATCTGTTTATCCTCTTCTGTAGTACGCTGCTTTAATCTCTCAAGTTCATAATTGGTAACTAATTTATAATATACGGGATTATTGAAGGCTAAAGTCCCTGTCATTCTAATATCCGCAGGGTTTACGAGCATATAAGAACTTGGAAGTTTATTAGCTGAACTTAATGTAGACGATAAATTACTACCAAAAGTTTGTGTTATTTTGCTAACTTCTTGATTACTTAATGTAGCGTCAAATCTATATATAAATACATTACCTGATCTATAATATTCTCTAAAAAATTGATCTTGAAAATCCCAAATATTTAATTTATTAAATAAAGCTTCAAAAAATGCTCGTGACTTTTTGCTGGCTCCTCGGAAGTAAACACTCCCCAGA